CGACAAGCCACACAGTATTGCTAGACGCTGTGTCTTTAACTACCAACTTTCCTGCCGCTGATGTAGTTGCCCCAACCAATACATTCTGTGAAGCATCCACAGTCACCGCAGTAGTCGATGCTGTTTGCAGTTGCAAGATGCCCGATGTGTCAGCAGTGCTGATTAAGCCGCCTGATGTAGCGGCATTGATTATGCTTGCCATTATTTAGCCTCCAACGCAGTGATGCGCTCTGTGAGTTGTGTGATTAGGGCTTGTTGTTCTTGAATAGCCTTGATAAGCATTGGAACAAACACGCTGTACTTGACAGACTTTGTTGTTGTGCCAAGGTCATTGCCTTGTTCATCTCGGTCTGGTGATTCTTCAACCATTGCAGGGAAAACAGTTTCCAATTCTTGAGCAATAACACCTAATTGTTTATGGTCAGGCTCATTTTTTAAATTGTAGTTACGCACCTTGATTTGCATAAGGTCAGCAAGTTTTGGCGATGCGTCAACAATGTTTTCTTTTAGTTTGACGTCAGAAAGCGCACCATAACTATTGTTTGTGTTTAAACAATTTCCAGAATCACGCACAATAAACTGACCATTTAAATTGTCGGTATATGCGTAAATTAAATTGTATGTGCCATTTGTTGTAGTTCTAGCGCAACTAATGCCCAATACATTTGAAGTGAATGATGTTGTGTTGGCAAAGAACCCTGCTGTTGGCGTTCCTGTTGCTGTGCTGTAAGTTGTAAGTTTTCCGAAGGTACTCGTAGTCCCCACCAGCAAGTTACCGCTAGTGTCTATTCTGGCTCGCTCTGTTTGACCCGAACCAATAGCAAACTTCAGCCCTTGGTTATCACCAAGAATTCCTGAGTTTAATGTAGAGCCATTATTCTGATACCACTGTAGCCAAGATTCGTTTTGACCAGTAGAACGACCAATAATATTTATTCCATTTCCACCAGAATTGCCTTGTACAGTTAAAGGTGCAGAAGGCGAACTTGTACCAATACCCAACCCTGTTGAGGTGAGGCGCATTTGTTCTGAGCCATTAACAACAAAACCATAAGAGTGATTACTTCTTGTTCCTGTGTAACCTATGCCACCAAAAGTTCCAACTTCAGTAACAATTGTCCCATTTGATGCTTGGACAAAACCAGTAGTAGAACCTTGAACAGTAAGTACGCTATACCCTGCACCAAAAGACGTAGGAGTAGTTCCTACTGCCATATTAGTCCCATCAAAAGTAAGCGCAGAGCCAGTAGTTAACGCACTTGTGGATGAAGCATAAGCAACGCCATTGGTTGTGTAACCCGCACCCGATGCTTGGATTGTTCCGCTTGTAGCGGGTAGGTTTAAAACAGTAGAACCCGATACCGCAGGGGCTTGTAGTGTGACTGAACCGCTGGTATCGCCAGCAATGACAATTGAACTCATAAGACTACCCACCTTGATCCTGAACTTACAGTTACCGATTGCCCACTTGCCACAGTGACGGGGCCAGAAGACATGCCTGAGCTTCCAGCTGCTATCGTGTAGCTTACTGAAACTGTTTGGTTGTTAACAACAATGCCGTTGCTTGCATTCACAACAGAAGAACTCAACTCGCCCGTGCTGGGCTTATAAAGAAACTTAGCGTTTGAGGTGAACAGCGTTGAGGCCGTGCCAGATGTAGCGTTTGCAAACAGTGGGAAGACGTTAGTCGCCGTAGATGTGTCGTTGCTTAGAGCCGCACCGCCAACAGAAGCCCATGCAGTTCCGTTGTAGCCTTCAAACTCCGTTGTTGTGGTGTTGAACCGGAGCATACCGCTTGCTGGTGTTGGGCGTTGACCAGTGGTTCCTTTGCTAATGCTTAAAGCACCAGTAGAAGAGAACGTGGAATCTAACGTAGCCGTCAAAGCTCCCGTTACAGCTACAGTCCCGGTCACTGCCAAAGATGTGCCGCTCCAAGTCAGGTTAGCTGAAGCGCCAAACAAACCAGAGTTATTGAACTGAACCTGCGTGTTAGATCCAGCAGCGTTGGCAATTGTACCGGCAATCTTTACATAGTCTGTGCCGTTGTAATACACAGTGACTTTTTCACCAGCCGCCACGGAAACGCCAGCCTGACCAGAAGCTTTGAACGTGACTGCAAAAGAAGATGCGTTATCAACAAGGTATGTCTTGCTGTAGCTGGGGCCAGTAACCACCTTGGTAGTCGTTGTGCCTGACACTTTAACAATAGCAAACTGGGCTGTGACTGTACCTGCGCCAGCTAAAGTTGAGACAATTAAAGAAGCACTGGCGGAACCCAATGTGTTAGCCAGAGTAACTGCGCCGTCACCTGTCAGGGTTAATGTGCCTGCAACGGCAATATCTACGTATTCGGTAATACCGTTATTGACGGTGTTACCCCACGTACCGGAAAGATCACCTTGCGTAGGAGTGACTAAGCCCAAAAGAGATGTCGTTGCTGCCATTTAAATGCTCCTAATTCGTTGCAACATCAGTCCAAGTTGCTGTTTGCGTGTTGCCAATATTTTGCCAATTAGCCGTCTGCGTGTTACCGATATTCTGCCAGTTTGCTGTCTGCGTGTCATCTATTACTTCCCAGAAAGGCCGCGCAATGATTGAATCTGTTCCAGTGGCTGACTCCGTAATAGCAGCTATGAACACCGCAGCAGCAGCCAATGTATCCGCGCTAACTGCTGTTTCCGTCACTCCTGCGTTGAAAATCGCATTAGACGTACTTAAATCCGTGCCTGTTGCTGTCTCATCAACCACCGCCCCAACAGACAAACTACTGACTACCGCATCCGTTCCAGTTGCCGTTTCATCTACAGTAACCAAGAACGCAAACGATGAATTTGTATCATCTGTAACTGTCGCTGTCTCTGTGATCTGACCTAAGAAGTTGGCAAACGCCTCATCCGCATCAGACCCCGTAGCAGTCTCAGTAACCGAGGCACTCATCGTGAGCAATGCTGTTACGTCATCACTACCTGTTGCTGTCTCAATAACCGAAGACCCAAACCCTGCCAAAGCGCTTACTGCATCTGACCCTGTACTTGTCTCATCAACCGCCGCACTGACCTGTACCAAAGCTAATACAGCGTCCGTCCCTGTGGCAGTCTCATCAACCGAAGCACTGACACTGTTTGCCGCCGTTACCGCATCTGTTCCTGTCGCAGTCTCATCGACCGTGCTTGCAAAAGCCGTAAAGCCCCAGCCACCTTCCCCCCATGTGCCGGAACCCCACGCTGACATATTAGCCCGCCAAGCTGAATGTGTAAGTCACAGACAAAGTATCGCTAGCAACCACAGAACGGTCACCCGGTGAGCCAAAGTCAGCCGCTGAGAACAATGTTCCTGTTGTACCACTCTTAGCACTGCCGCTGGTCAGGAAAGCCCCGCCCACAGTTGTTGTGCCGTTGATGTTGAACGTAGCAGGAGATGCTGAGTTAGTCACCACTGATGGGTTGGCAGTTGTCGCCGTTGCGAACGTAGCCGCTACACGGGTTGCATTGCTGTAAGCCACAACCTCAGTCCAGCCAGCGTGAGAAGACATTGTGTCGCCAGCCGCAGGTGTATTAGAAGCACCAGCACCGTACAGGCCAAGATACCAAGTGGTAATCTGGGTGACTGAAGTCAGTGCAGAACCCGCCATATACTGAAGGCCAACGTTGACCACCAAGTTCTTAGACTGGGCTTCCCACTTCAGGTTGCCGTCTTTGTCATGGCACTTGATTTCAAACAGGCCAGTAGCTTTTGCTTCCTCACCGGCTTTAAGATTACAAGTCAGACCGCTAGAAATCTGGTCGGTGGCTTTAAGTTTTTCCGTGGTCATATTGACTCCTTAATTAGAAGAACGAATCAATGCTGCTGTGGCTGTGTTAGCAGGCATTGTGATGGTAAACGTAGTTGTAGAAGTCTTGTCAGACCCAAAATCCAACACAGCTATGGATTTGTTACCTTGGGTTACGTTGTAAATCAACGCACATCTTGCGGTAATTGCGCCTGTCCAAGAGATGTTTGGGAAGCCCACATAGGCTGTGTATCCAGAAGAAGACACCGTGATGGGCGTTAACTGTGCCCCACCAAGCGAATATGTACCCGTAGCAGCTACTTCATTCGTCGAACTGTACACAGTTGTGTCTTCGTTTAAATCCGCGCTGGCTGTATACAAAGCTATCTTAATCACGTCGGTCGTCAGGTCATGAATACCTTGATACAACTGCGCTTTAAACGATGTGGTCTGGGTTTGAACAATAGCCATCAGGTCACCGCCTGTCTATATTGACCAGAACGATACGCATCCTGACGCTCCATACCATCGCCCAAACGTTTAGCCAATGCAAGGGCTTCTTGGTATTTGCCGTTGTAAAGCGCCATCATGTCTTGCTCACCCTTCATGTAGGTGTAAGCCTCAACCAAAGAGCCGTACAACAGCACAGTATCAAAGTTGTCACCTAGCCATGAAGTGAAAGGTGCTACAGAAATGCTTGGCGGATAGAAATAATAGTGCAGTTCAGAACTGTATCCCGCATCGGGCGTGGGGCCAAGAATAAAAGTTAGCTCTGCCGCGTTATCTGAACGTGGGCCAAACAAAGCGTAGTACCTAGGAATCCCCGTGTCTGTAGGCTGTGGGTATGCTTGCCTGATAAAGTTAACATCTTTGTTTAACAAGTACTCATACTCGCCACTGGCGTTAATAACAGCCAACGAATACACCGCCAGAAAATCCGTAGGGCACTGCAAGTATTTATTATTTGTAGTCATTGACCCCGTCACGTTCTTGCGAATAGACGGGAACTGAACCGAGTTATAAATACGCTGCTCAGCTTGCTGAACGAACACAGGGATATTAGCCACGAAATCTGTTTCCGTGTTCTCCGTGTACGCCTGAATAGCAGCGCTGAGTTCAGTGTAATTCATGCCATTGGCCCCCGTGCCATCAAGCCTTTAGTTGCTGCGCCTGTGCCGCGAACTTTGATGCCTGAAGTTTTAGTTTCATTCTGGCCGTTGTTGTAGTTACCAACACTCATCTTCATGGTGCTGAGGCTACTAATGCTGGAATCTTTGCCGGGGTTAGTCGACATCACCAGAGGCTTGCCATTCATTTTGTGCGGTGCAGCATAAGTAGCGGCGTCGCCAACTTCTTTGCCCATAACTTTTTTGCTAAATTTGGCCATGTTATTTCCCCTGATTTGCAGCGCGGGACAAGTTACGTCCTAAACGCATGCGGTCGTCGGTTGTAGGGCCACCCTTTTTAAGCTTTGTAGGCTTCTTGCCGGGGTGCATGTTTTTCTCGTGCTTGCCGACAGCAGACTTAATCATCTTCTTGTCTTGAGCTAAATCTTTCTTGTCCATACTAGACTCCTTTAAGTAACTGTTACCGTAACTGTACCAACAAATGCCGTTGCAACCAAGTAGTTAGGTGTTAAATATTCATCAAAACTACCAGCTCCACCAACCGGTTGCCAGCCCCATTGAATGTCTCGTGAACCACCAGTCGGGTTACCTGCAGTGTTTATGCCCGCCGCAATGTAGGTTGAATCGTTACGAGGATTACGCACAGCTTGCGGGTCATCCACTGGATACATACCTAACTGCAACTGCGGCTGATCGGGATCCCAACACTCAGGGCAAACCAACAAGTCGTAATTCTTTGTTTTGATAATCTCTTTACGAAGCAATTTTAATTTGTATTGCTGGCCGCAGCGATCGCACATGGCGATACTGTTCTTACCAGAAGCAAACCTATTGCCCATTAAGTGCCACCACCAATAAACTGTTGTCTAGGTACAAAGCGAATCGCCGCCTTCTCGCGGTCTTCAGATGCAGCCAATTCCCAAGCTTCGTCATACTGCTGTTTTAATACTGGTAAACGCTCAGCACCACCAGCAATCTTCAACGCCAAATAGTACGCAAGGCCAGCGGCCAAGCATGGGATAAATCTAAACGGTACGTCCATCACGTTCACACCACCACCCGCGTCTTGCGTGCGGCGTAAGCGCCAGTAAACAAATGTGTACTGCTGTGACCCATCAGGAGTAGGCCAAACTGTAATAGCTGGAACCTGCGCCCAGTACACGGCAGCGGCAGCGGTATGCCCTACAGCAATAGTCTCTTGCTGGCCACGGGAGCAGTTAAACAGCGTGCCGGACTTGGCGTTTGTGTTCTGCGTGATGTAGCCGTAGTTGATGATCTCGTCATCAATCTTAATGAAACCAGTTGCTGGCAAGCCTGTTACATCGTTCAACACAACTGATGTGCTGGTAGCCGTAATCGTTGTTGTAAGCGTAGCGGCAATTGGGGTATTTTGGCCGTTATATCGTTGAATCCAGACTTGAATTGGTCTGGCTTGCTGAATCTTGTTGGGGATCGTAGCGTACGTAGAAACACTAATACGTGTGATTGTTAAGTCAGCCTGTGTATTAGCTGCGTTAGGCTGCGTACGGATAACGTGCTCAATTAGATCAACCGTGTTGTCTGGCAGAGCGTATGTATTCTGGCCTTGAACAAGAGTGATCTCACCCTGCTCTATAGTCCACATATTGATACCGCGATTGGCCCAATCTGCAAACATGATGTTCAAACTACGACGAGCAGTACGCAAGTCATAGCCAGTACGCAGCTCACCACCGGCGCGTTCAAACGCCTCCTCAACCAATTCGTCGAGTTGGAGATTAAAACCTGATGCGCCAGAAGTGGTTGCCATTATCTAAATCCTGCAGTTTTCTTCGCAATTGTTTTTGGTTGCGCTACGAATTGTTTTCCGGCTTTTTTGCCAGCACGTTTCGCACGCGTTGTTGCAGCATACTCACTTGGACTGAGACTTTTAATCGCAGCAGAAGGAAGGTATCTTTCACCTGTGTCAGAAGATTTTTTACCACTTTTGGTTCTCCATTTTTGGTCGCCCCAATCCTTGAGAGACTGTTGCGGTTTAGCCAATCCACCACCGGCCATTTTTTTCTTACTAGCACAATGCGCCTTCTCTGAGAAACCTTTTGGGGCATCACAGTTTACGGCTTTCTTGCGCTTGTCAGACCATTTAGTCACGGTAGCCACCACCTGCGGCTTTGTACTTCTTGGCAACAAGCTGAGCCTTACGCGCTGACCACTGACCTGCGCCCGTACCTTGTGTAGCTGCGGCTTTTACCTGAGACACAATCCTCTTGCGAAGACTAGGTTTTGTGTAATTACCAGCAGCATTAACTTTACCGCCTTCGGCGTATTGCGTGAAGTCAGTATCATCCCGACGAGCCTTACGCTTGCCTTTGGGCATTTTACTGGGGGAGATGGCTCCCATCCCACGGCTGGCTATCATGATTTAACAGATCTTTCCGCGTGTCTTACCTTTGGTGCAGCAACCATCGGCACGGCTAGAAGCGGAACCACCTGCGGCATAACCTTTTTGTCCACGAACAGCGTCGCGTGGGTCTTTCTTTTCAGGCGCGTACTCTGTCTTGGTTAAAGATTTAGAGTAAGCTTTCTCGGTGGCCTCGTTCATTTTGCGCTCGGCCATCTCTTCCCGCGCTGCTTTTTCTGCTGGACTCATGTTAACTCCTTAGCAGGCCTTACCGCCCATGTTCATCTTAACCATCTTGCCTTTGGTTTTACCCTTAGACTCGATACCGCCGCCTTTAGCCATACCGCCTTTTTTCATGCCTTTGCCGTCACCAATAAAAGCGGGTTTACCGTCTTTCATAGGCATAGCGCCGCCACTTGCATATCCGCCTTTTTTCATGCCCATCATGGATGTATCAGCCATAGGCGTAGGACGTTTCATGCCGTCTTTAGCCATGCTCATACCTTTTTTCATTGTAGGTTTACCCATCTTAGTAGCCATAGTATCACCGCCTTCTTTCATGATTGACATCTTCCCGTGAAGTGTCTTAGGTTTGTTAACTTTTTGAAGATCGGGGCGGGACGTATTTGTGTCCTTACCAAACTTCATTCCTTTGCTCGCGCCGCTAAATTCTTTAGCGACCGATACCGGTACACCCGCAGCCTTTGCAAACTTCGGGTTGTGTGTAGCAGCATCCATGAACTGCTTTTGTTTTTCACTCTTCGCTGGCATCTTTCGCCTTACTGCGTTTGGTTATTTCACGCACGGTGTCGGACTCCCAGATACGGAGGCCAAGATAGATTATTGTGAACAAAGAAGCCAAAGGTGGAAGCCACGTAGCCATAACACCAACAGTTGTTAAGACTGCTGCGCCATCTGCAACTGCTTTAGCTGTGTCATGCTGGGTCATATATACCGCCCTTTTGTCTTGCCTTTTGTAGCGCAGCCATCAGCCGCAGTTACATAGCCACCTTCCGCGCAGTTCCACGCCCTCAAAGACTTATTGATGCGTGAGTTCGGATCGTTTGCTGTCTTTGCACTGGTCAGTTTCTTTTTCATGCCACTCATCCTTGCACAGAAGGAGTCGCGCCGTGAGCCGCCTTCCGGCTGGGGACGTTTCAAGTTCATGCCTTGCGCTTTGGCGGAGGCTCGCCCCTTGGCGTTCAAGCCACCCTTTTCGGACTTCCCCTCTTTGCGTTGCCATGCTGGGCTCTTAGCCATAATAAACGGTCACGTGTGCGCTAGCTGGCATTGAAACATAAACGCCGTTGTAGAACTTGATGCCTTCCCCCGGGATTGCCAGCGAATCAAGCGCTTGGTTTACTGAAATATTAAGTGTTAAACGAATTGTGCCAGAGTTTGTAGTGGCATTATCGTAAAACTCAATTTCTCCGGCTACACCGCCGGGGGATATAGAAAAACCTTTAACCCGTGTTGGGCCAGCAAAAATAACACCACTTGCATCAAGGTGCCCGGCTTTTACGTCTGTCTGCATCATAATTAATCTCCTTAAAAAAGGGGCCGAAGCCCCTTGGGTTGATTAAGCGATACGAGAGAACACGTATGCAGTAGCGCTAGAGAACATGATGCGGAAGCAACCAATGCCGGTCACGCCAATAGGGACTGTCAACAGACCTGCACCAGCACCAGAGCCAGCGGCAGCGGCGGCAGACAAAATACCGTTTGTAGCTACAGCAATAGTCACAACGCCTGAGACTGTGCTTGCAGTGTTGTCAATGTACAAATCCAACACAGTACCTTTGGTAGCGCTAATAGCAGTGCCAAGGTCTGTGCCAGTAGGCAAGGTAATAGTTACAGCCGCGGCTGAAGTTACTGTGATGTAACCTGTAGCAACTTGTGCTGCGGTGGCTGTAGCCGTTGCGTTAATGGCGGCGGTTGTGGGATGGTTTTGATCTGTGAAGACCAGATTGGTAGCCGTCAAATTGGTGGCCGTTACAGTTGTAGCGGCCAAAGTAGTCACGCTAGTAGCTGTGCCAAACGTAGCGTCAACTGTAACTGCGCCAGTGGTTGGGCTGATGGTGATGGATTGAAAGCCATTTTCGGAACGGACTGGGCCGTTAAACGTGGTATTTGCCATGATTTTTCCTTACATACAAGTTAGGCGCATCAATCTGTATGTCGTCAGCCGGGACTGTTTGATGCACCGGATAGCCCGGATTACTGTGTTTATATCACGGTATTTTTAAGTGTGCAACACTTATTTTTCTTGTCACAATTTGTTGGCATCATACGAGCATGAAATACCGTGTCGTCCCTGTTGATACCCGTCAGCCAGAGGTGGTGCAGTTGTTGGCATTGCTTCAAAAAGCATGTCTTCCCCACGACAAAATTTACCCAATCACACAAGGATACTGGCATGTTGTTTACTCGCAAGATGGTGAAGCCGTTGGCTTTGGTGGTATTGTCCCCTCTACTCGTTGGTCTGACACTATGTACCTATGTCGCGCAGGCGTTGTACCAA